CCTTGGTTCGTTCAATCACGGCCTTCAGCCCTCGGTCGGTCATCAGGTAATCGAGGTCAGCCGTCCAGTTTTCGTGGCCTTTGCTGGGTGCTTCGCCCATGAGCCAAGCGTTTGACCGAACCCGAGCGAAGTAGTCCCGGAACCACGCCAAGGCCTCTGCGGCATTGGTGGCGCGGCGGCTGCCGTCGCCCTTGGTCGAGGAAAGCACCCACGCCCAGCGCTGCCGCATTGCCCGCTGCCGCTTCGCGTCCATCACCCTGACGCCGGGCAGCGTTGGCAGTTCCTCGGCGTAGGCCTTGACGATTTCGGCGTATGGGCAGGGAACAACCGGCACCCCGTCGCCCCCCTTGGGGGGTAGGGGGGTATTAATGGTTACTGGTGTCTGGTTACTGGGAGCATTGCCTTCGCTATGCGTTCGCATTGCGTCCGCATTGCGGTCGGTTTGCGGCTTGTCTTTGCTCCAACGTGCGTCCGCAGATGCCTTCGCTTTGCGTTGCTTGTCTTGGTAGCGCTCAATCTCGCGGTCGCACCGGGTGTGGCGCCATTCGTCACCTTCGCGGGTGAAGAACTCATTCAGCACATCGCGGACGGACGACTTTTCTTCATCACTGCGCGCCCCCACAAGCCGCATCACTTGGGCTTCGGGGATCGGTTCTTCACGGGTGTAGTAAATGTCCAAGAGCCGGCCATAGATGCCGTGCTCCAGCAAGGACAGGTGCGCCGTGTCCTTCAGGTAGTCGCCAATGTGGCGCTCGTAGTAGTTCAAAGCCCGAGCCTTTCCGCGATCTGCTGGAAAGCCCGCTCGATCTGCTCAGGGGTTGCGCCGGGGTGTGCGGCCATCCATGCGCGCTTTTGGGCGGCATAGGCTTGGTGCAGGGCTTGGGGGCTCATGCTGCGGCCCTCTGGTCGGCCTGCAGTTGCTCCAGCACCGTCAGGCGGTCACGCGATGCCAGCCACTGCGTGATGGCGCAGTTGCCGCAGATCTCCTGAAACAGCCCGATCTGGTCGGCGGGCAAGTCGCGCCGGCCGGCCTTGTCGTCGGGGTTCAGGTAGTCGCCCACGTGCTGGCGCACAAAGCCGAAGTCGCGGGCCATGTCGCTGGGCGTCAGGCCCTTGGCGCGTCGCAAGGTCCAGCACAGGCGCACGGCCTGGCGGTAGCTGCGGGCGAGCTGCAGCGTGGAGGCAGGCACCACGGCCGGGCCGTCGATGCGCTGCAAGAGGGGGAGCGGGATTTGCACGGGTGCCTCCGTGTGGGGGTTGTCGGAATACAGAGCCCGAACCTGTCCATGAACCTGTTCGAGCTGGGCAAAACTGAGCCCATGCCCAGCAACACAAACGCCCCCTCGGTGATGCACCCCACCCGCTCCGCTGTCAGCAGAGGCACCCGCTTGGGCGGATTGGGGAGGCACATCACGGAAGGGGCGCATGGGTCAAGCGGGCTGGGGTGTGCGGTTGCGGCGCTTGGTCTTGCGTGCGTGCAGCGCGACCATCCGGCTGCCAATCGAGAAATGCGGGTCAAGGGTCTTGCCGCGCTCCATCTCGCTCACGGTTGCCTGCGAGCAGCCGCATTCGTCAGCGATCTGCTTTTGCGTCAGGCCAACCGCCTTCAACTCTTGGAGTAGGGTTTTGAAGTCCATCGAAGTGCGCAAAACATCGGTTAGCCGATATTGTGGGCATCGGCTTGTCGGTTGTCAACATAGGCACACTGATTTCATGGAAAAAAGTAGTCGCCCCCGCTCCGAATTCGGTTCGCGCCTAAGAGAAGCGCGAAATGAACGGCGCTTGACTCAGGGAAAAGTTGCCCAAGCTCTGGGCCTGAGCCAGGGAACAGTGAGCCAGGCCGAAAAGGAGGGGGACGGCTCCGTGCACGTCGCCGCCTATGCAAAGCTTTTGCAAGTCAACCCGCTGTGGCTTGCAACTGGTGAAGGCCCTAAGAAGCCGCAAACCCATGTGGCTCACGAGGTGAGCCTGGATGCGTTCAAAGTCACAACCCTTACAAGGGAGGAACTATTGAGTGCAAAGACGCCAGAGCAGTTCGCTTACGAGCTGCCAGACGATGCAATGGGGGGCTTTGGCAGGGCGGGCACGCTTGTTCTGTTTAAGGCCATTGATTCGGCCGACCAGGCCAAGCCAGGCGCAGGGGTGTTGTTCAGCGACCGGACGGGCGCTTTCCATGTGCGCCGCAAGCGCCAAGGCAAAGCGCTGGGGCATTGGGTAGCATCAGCACCAAACGACGCCTACGCCAGCTTTGACAGCGAGGCAGACGGGCTCAAAGCAATCGGCTTGTGGGTCGGGGTTTTAAACAGGGGGCTTGAAGATGCGTGATCGCTTGCTTCTGTGCGTGCTGCTGTCTCTTGGCGGCTGCGCCATCCCGCCGCTCACACCAGAGCAGGCGGCCTACCTGAGACAAAACCCGCTCGGCCAGCCGGTTCATCAGCCGTACATGCTGCAGCCGCCCAGCCGCCAAGGGCAGCCGGCCTTCCAGTTCCAGCCGAACACGCAAACAGCCTACTTCACAGGCAGCCGGCAGTCGGTGCGCACGATCACCAATCAGCAGGGCTGGCAGTGCCAGTACAGGCTTGGGGCGCAGTTGTTCGCTCGAGTGTTCGTTGGGGACTGCCCAGCAGCCATCGAAGTGCAGTAGCCGACCCCGCCCCAACAGAGCCCGCCGAGTGCGGGCTTCTTTACGCTTGGAAACGCTCGGGACTTCCCTAACGCCAATATTTTTATTGGCTAGCCGTTGACACAGAAAATTGACTGGCCAATAATTCACTCCAACGCAACACGGAGTGAGCCATGCACCAAGACGACAACGACGAAAGCGGCTTCGGCACCCTGCCCATCGCCGCCCTGGCCGACTGGATGGACGACCAATGCGCAGGCGTGGGCCATGTCGCACTGGTGCCACAGCTTCGCTGCATCACCTCGGCCGACCTGACCGCGCAGACGGTGCCCGGCCTGCTGGCTGTGGCGTTTGACGAAGGCCAACCCAACCGCGCCCGCCTTGCTGCGCTGGACGCGATCTTGGCCAAGTTCAACACCCCGCCCGCGATCCCCAGCCCCGAAGAACTGCAAGCCCGCTGGGCCGAGCTGTTTCAGGACTTCCCGAAGGTTGAGCGCGTGGGGGTGTCGGCATGAAGGCTTTTTTCACCCAGGAAGACCAAGCCGTTGCTGCGGCCTACTGGCAAGGCAAGCCCGCCAAGGTGTTTGCTGTGGACATGGAAGCTGGCCCGATCAATGGCAAGCCGACCTTCAGCGCCACCAGCTATTGCCGTGCACGCAGCGCCCTGCGCGCTGTGGAGGCCATCAAACGACACGGTGTGCACGACGTGCGCGGCGTCCGATATCGCGTGCGCTTGGCCGGACCTGCGGAACTTGGCTGTGTTGTCACTGGGGGTGCCGCATGAACACCTGCACCCGCCACTGCGTGCAAGGCCGCTTCTGCACCTGCGCACCCGCCCCCGTGGTCATCCGCACCCGCCGCAGCCTGCTGGAGCGCATCGGCGCTGCCGTGGAGGCCCCGTTCGTGGCCCTGGCCGCGTGGTGGGCTGCAGGCAAGGCCCGGTCTGAGCTGGCCGGCCTGGATTCCGACATCTCCGAACTGCATGACGCCATCAGCTTTGACGAAGCCCACGTTTTCCGCCTGCACCCGCGCTACGAATCGAGCCCCGTGCTGCAGGAACGGCTGGCGCGCAACCGAAAAGAACTCAAGAACCTGACCGAGCGCCGCGCCGCACTGGCTGCGCGCTGCGGCCGAACCCTGACCCGAGTGGAAACCCAATGAGCAACGCCGCACTTGCAACCATCCGCGCCGACATTGAGTCGGTGCGCCCGGCCTTTACCTCTATGGCGGGGGACTCACTGTCGTTTGAGAAAGAGGCCGGCTTCGCCACGCAAGTCCTGATGGCCAATGACTACGCCATGGGCATAGCCATGAGCAACCGTCAAAGCGTGATTGCCGCCGTCACGAACGTGGCCGCCATCGGCATCAGCCTGAACCCCGCCAAGCGCCAGGCCTATCTGGTGCCGCGAGACGGGAAGATCTGCCTCGACATCAGCTACATGGGCTTGTTGGACTTAGCGATTCAGTCCGGGTCGATCTTGTGGGGCCAAGCCGAACTGGTGCATGCCGCCGATCGTTTTGAGCTGGCCGGCTTTGACCGCCCGCCGCTGCACAGCCGCGACCCATTCGCCCCCGACCGTGGCGACGTGGTTGGCGGCTATGTCGTGGTCAAGACCCGCGACGGCGACTACCTGACCACCACCATGCCGATTGCCGAAATCAACGACATCCGCGACCGCTCGGCAGCGTGGAAAGCGTGGCTTAACAAGACCAAGAAGTGCCCATGGGTTACCGACCCTGGCGAGATGGCGAAGAAGACCGTCATCAAGCGCGCCTACAAGCTGTGGCCCAAGACCGAGCGATTCGAGCGCGTAGAACAGGCCATCCACCACCTGAACACCGAAAACGGCGAAGGGCTGGAGGCCCTTGAGCAGAACGCCGGCGCCAAGGGCTTCGGCTCGCCGCGTGACGCACTGCGCGAGGCCATGGAAGGCCTGCCGCTGGAAGAACAGACCGTCATGCATGAGCTGGGCGCCGAGGTGTCGGCCATGTGCCGTAACGCCGAAGTAGGCCCGGTCATGGCCTACGCGCATGTCCAGTCGCAGCACTTGGACAACGAGCAACACAAAGCGCTTTGGTACGTGCTGGACTCGGACGTGCGCTCGGCGCTCAAGGAGGAAGGCGCAGCGGCCAAGCTGGCAAAGGTGGCCGCATGAGCAAGATCAATCGCCGCACAAGCGGCATCACCCAAAGCGCCATTCTCGAAATGCTGCGCCAAGCCGGCCCCGAGTGCTTGACCGCGCCCGAGCTGGGCGCTGCATGCGGACGCACGCCCCAGGCCATCCACAGCGCCGCGCAAATGCTGATTGAGAGCCACGGCCTCGTCGTCGTGTCCAAGCTCGGGCTGCGCTGGATTCGCTACTTTGACGCCAAGCAAGCGACCCAGGCCGAAGCGGATCAGCGCTGCGCCGCGTGGAAGGCTAAAAGCCTGGCCGAGTCCGTTGCCAGCGATCTGCAACGCCGCCGCGACCTGACCGCCGCAGCGCGTGCCAAGCGCGAGGGCGACACCGAGGCCATGGAAGCCCTCATGCGCGCCAATGCTGACCGCAAGGCCAAGGCTGCAGCCGATCAGGCGGGCAAGGTCAAGCGACTGAGCGCGCACCTAGCGGAAAGCATCGCCAACAACGCACTCGCCGCCAAGATCAAGCGCGAAGGCGCAGCACTCAGCACCGCCACGCCGGGCAACCAAGCCGGCGCCCGGTTTGAAAAGTACGCCGTGGAAACCTACACCCCGCAGACCCGCATCACCATCGCCCCGCGCCCGGTGGGCCGGTACGAACTGCTCCAGCCCCGCGAAGGCGGCCTGCGCGGCCTGCCGCTGGGCAAGTACCTGGAGAAACCGCACAGCGTGGCGGCGAAGGCGGCATCGGAGGCAGCAGCATGACCACCACCACCCACAAGCTGCCGCCGCTGCCCGGCTCTGACTACACGGCGTGGCTCAAGAACGGCGAGCGCTGCAACGCATTCCCGTGGAGCGCCGAAAGCCCGCTAGCGAGCGACGGGGACGGCTATTGGGCCGCAAAGGGCTTTGCTGCTGCGCCGTTGTTCACCGCCGAGCAGATGCACGCCTACGCCCGCGCCGCTCTGCCCCAGGACCAGGCAGAGGCAAAGCCTGCCGAGCCCTCCAACCCCGTGACGGTTTACACCAACCGAGGGGCCGCACCCGCAGCGCCTGCCCCTGTGCCGCTGACGGATGAGCAGATCGAAGAAGGACGCGAAACAAATTAGGAGAACTGACATGACTGACATGGAGACCTTCATTTTGGGGCTGGCAGCAGTGCGTGGTCTGCCTCCTTGCCGCACTGTGCGCGTTCTAGGCGCAGCCGGCCCCACCCAACTATTTAGCACCACTTAAAGGTTGACCATGAACAAAGACCTAGATACCAATGACCGCAGCTTGCTGCAAGCGCTCAGGGCCGACGCTGTGTCGCAGCTCGCTTGCCCCAGCCGCTCGCAAGCTTGGGCAGATGCCTACCGTGAGTTCCACCGCGCGGTAGACCGACTTGACGCCATGTGGGCGCGAGTAGAGATCGGACAAGCGCACATCGTCGCAGCCCACGGGCTTGGCGACCCAATCGCCGCACCCGCAGCGCCTGCCCAACGGATGACCTACGCCGGCCCCTGGTGCTGCGAAAAGGGCAAGGCCGAAGGCCGCCCGATCTGCAAAGCGTGCACGGAGATCCTCAACGCCTACGCCGCCGCACCCGCAGCGCCTGGACAACAAGAGGCAAAGTCAGTGTTAGAGCTTTTGCGCAAAGCACGCGCCGTGATACAGCCTGACTGGGAGGATGCAACAGGGGAGCCATTGGCGCAGTGGTGCACTGACGCAGATGCGGCCATCGCCGCCCCGCAGCGCCTGCCGAGCCGGCCATGACAGGCGACCACGCTTGCAGGTTCGGCGTCTGGTGGGCGCACAAGCGCAAGACGTTCACAACCCCACGGCAGGCCGCTTGGGCCGCATGGGGCGAGGCCATGGCCGCACCCGCAGCGCCTCCCCCGCACCCTGACACCAAGGACGCGGAGCGGTATCGGTGGCTGCGCGACAACCCGCTGTGGCGTGTCACTTACCGCATCTGCCCCAACAGACCGAAGACGTTCCGCATGATTGACGACGAAGGCGACCTCTGGGGGCAGTGGTGGCCCACGCACGAACAAGCCGTAGACGCCGCCATCGCCGCCATCGCGGCCAGCAAAGGAGGCAAGCCATGCGAATGATCCACATCGATGGAGTTGAACCGCATGCCCCACGCTGACGCACCGAGTACCACCGAAGCCCCGCCGGGGCATGTCGGTTCGAACGAGGGGTTGGGCTTTACCGCCGAGGCCTCGCCCCGCGTGTTGGACCCGTGCAGCGGCAGCCGGATGATGTGGTTTGACCGTGGCCACCAAGACGCGCTATTCGGCGACCGGCGCAGCGAAACGCTGACGGTGACCGACCGCAGCCACGGGCGCCAGGACGGCACGCGCACACTGACTGTGTGCCCCGACATGCTGATGGATTTCCGGGCGCTGCCCTTCGATGACTGCACGTTTCGGCTGGTGGCGTTTGACCCGCCGCACCTGGTGCGCGCTGGCCCGCGTTCGTGGCTGGCCGCGAAGTACGGCAAGCTGGGCCAGGACTGGCGCGACGACTTGCGCGCCGGCTTCAGCGAGTGCTTCCGCGTGCTGCACCCCGACGGCGTGCTGGTGTTCAAGTGGAACGAGACGCAGGTGAAGCTGTCCGAGGTGTTGGCACTGACGCCACATGCGCCGCTGTTCGGGAACACCAGCGGCAAGAAAGCTGGCACGCACTGGCTGGTGTTCATGAAGCCCCCAGTAAAGCGCGCAATCTGCCCGCATGAAGACGCGGTGCAGGACTGGCGCCTGCATGGGAAATGAAGCCCAACGTTCGTATTGAGCCGCAGCCGTAGGCTGTCGGCTCGAATACGGGGTTAGGTTGCTTGGTGGAGAAACGCGATGAATGAGGACGTGCAAAAAACCTGCCGCACTTGCAAAGGCGCGAAACCCGCTACCGCCTACCGAAGGACGCGCAGCGAGTGCCAGGCATGTGAAAACCAACGGCGGCGGGCTTGGTATGCGGCGCAACCTGTGAAGCCGCACCAGACGGCGGAAGGCGCGGCCTACTACCGCGCATGGTACGAAGCCAACGCAGAAGCCGTAAAAGCGCGGGCAGTGGCCTGGACAGCGGCAAACCCGGGAAAGCGGCGGGACGTGTGCAAAAAGAACATGGCGCGACAGCGCGACAAGCTGAGCGCCGCATATGTGAGACGCATGCTTGCAGCGAGCGTGAACCTGAAGGCCAAAGACATACCGGATGCGCTGGTTGAAGCCCAGCGCGAACTACTGAAACTGAAAAGGGCGATCAATGAAAAACGTGGATGAACTGCGCAGCCAACTGGCCGAAGTGTTTGCCAAGCTGCGGGCTGGCGAGATGAAGCCCGGTGAGGCGGCAGAGCTTGCCAACTTGGCAGGCAAAATGATCGGCAGCGCCAAGGTGCAGGTGGAGTATTACGCGCTGCGCAAAGAGGCGCCGACCATTGCGTTCTTGCAGGCCGAGTGCAAGACGCCACCGCCACAGGTGACGAAATGAACATCGTGGCGTGGCGCTACCGCCCGACGATGGGCGTGGACAAATTCCAGTGGCGGTTGACTGAGGTTCCGCCCTGGAAGTGGGGCACAGACCTTGCCATTGAGCAGCAGCCGCTGTATGCCAAGAGCCCGCAGGACGGCACAAACAGCGCGGACGTGATCGCGGGCCTTGAGATGGCCTTGTCGCAGGCCGAGGCCATGATTGAGCGCCAGCAGCACGTCATGCAGCGCGCAATGGACGCATGGGACACCACGACGCACCAGAAGAACGGCGACGGGCGTTTGTGGCAGTGCATGGAAGAACTGCGCGGCGAGTGCGGCAAGCCATGCGAATGATCCACATCAGCCATGCCGGCCCCGAGTACCGCATCCGCTGCGGAAAGTGGACCCGCTTTGAGGATCACCCCTACTGCGGCCCGATTTTCTTAGACCGCAAAGGCGACCCACTCAGCCAGCAGCCAAGCTCAATCGATGCTGTGTGGAGCCACGTCAGTGCGTGGTACGCCCAAGGCAAGCAGTTCGAATCGTTGGGCGGCGAGAAGTGGGCCAAGTACAAAACAGACCGCCACAAAACGCTGAGCGAGGTTTGCGCTGCGCGGCGTGCGGCCACCCTGGAGCCAAAGCCATGAGCACCGCACAGCAAACAGCGGAAATGATTCAAGCCGCCGTGATGGCCGAGCGCCAGCGCTGCTACGACATCGTTCTGGAGTCGCCCTACGTGGTGAAGGGCAAGGCCACTGGCAAGGCCGTGGCGTTTGACTGTCTGGCGCGGATTCGGAGCGGCGAGAGCCCGACCGTCTTTTGCGATGGGCGCTTGATGCCCGGCGCATCGGAGGCCCAGCCATGAAGCGCACGAAGTTCGGTTTCTGGCCCGGCTTCCTCGACGGCTTGTCCGCTGGCCCGCTTTGGCGCGCGGTTGCGCAGTGGCGGCAGCGCCGCGCAATGGCCGCGCTTGTGCGCAAGTCGCAGGCATCGCTCTGGTTCTCCTATCTGGACAAAAAGGAACAGGTGGAAGAACTGCGTGAGGCCCTGACGCGAGTAATCGCTGCCCGTGAGCGCTATGGCTGGAGCCCGGAAGTGGACGAGGCCATCAACGCCGCTGCGGCCACCCTGGAGCCAAAGCCATGAGTCTCCCCCTCATGACCGCCGAGCAAGTCGCCGCCCAGCTCCGGCTGGGCCTGTCTACCATCTACGGCCTTGCCCGCACCGGCGAGCTGCCCAGCGTGCGCCTGGGCGGCGCGGTGCGCTTCCACCCTGACGACCTCGCCGCCTACGTCCAATCATGCCGGTCTATTTCGACAAAACCCGCAAGCGCTGGCGCTACGAATTTGACCGCGTTGTTGACGGACGCCGACAGCGCACTACAAAAATGCTTCCGCAGGGCTGGAGCGCAACCCAAGCGCAAGCCTACGCAGCCGAGCACGACCGCAAGACCTACGCACTTGCAACTGGCGCACAAAAGCCCGAGCCCCTGATTTCCGAGGCCGTGCGCCTGTACGTCACAGAGCACGCGCCCACCCTCAAGAACAGCGCCAAGCTCATCGCTGACCTGGCGCTTTGCTTTGGCTGGTACGAAGGCCGCAGGCTCACCGAGCTGCCCGAAGTCGTGCGCGAGTACGCCGCCGACAACCCCCAGCTCAAGCCCGCCACTGTGCGCCTGCGCATGGCCTACCTGCGCGCCGCGTGCCGCTGGGCGTGGAAGCGCAAGGGCCTGGGCGACCACGACCCCGCCGAGCGCGTCACGATGCCGAAGGTGCGCAACGAGCGCCACCACTACCTCACCCGCGCCCAGGTCGTGGCCCTGGCCCGCAGCATCAAGCACCGTGACGTGCGCGCCTGCGTGCTGATTGCCTTTTACTCAGGCATGCGCCAGTCCGAAATCCTGCGCGCACAGGCCACGCCCAAAGGCTGGCTGTTGGCCGACACCAAGAACGGCGAACGCCGCCTGGTGCCCATCCACCCCCGCACCGCGCACCTGGCCCGCCGCTGGCCCTGCGGCCTCAGCCGCAACACGTTGGTGCAGAGCTTCCGCCGGCACGCCGACGCCATGGGCTGGCCGCACTTGCGATTTCACGATCTGAGGCACAGCACTGCCAGCGCCCTGCTGGCGGCAGACGTTGATCTGTACACCGTGGGCGGCATCCTGGGCCACAAAAGCACGCAAAGCACGCGCCGTTACGCCCACCTGGCCAATGCCACCTTGGCGAAGGCCATCGGGGCTTTGTAGGGCAGAAAATCCCCACACACCCGTTTCGTGCGGGCAAGAAAAAAGCCGCTCAGCGGCGGCTGTTTTCATAGGTGTGGTGCCCAGGGTCGGACTCGAACCGACACGCCTTGCGGCGAGGGATTTTGAGCCGGTCTGCCCGCTATAGAGAAACGCCGGCCATAGAGGGGGCGCGCAGAGCATTGCGGGCTGGAACGGCCGCAAAAGCGCCTCGGATGGCAGATTTTCCCCACACAAATCAGCGCGGCCAAGCCGCCACCAAGGCCGCATGCTTGGCCCGGCACTCAGCCGCCGCCGCCTCGCGCTGGGCTACGGTGTCCAGCAGCGCACCAAGGGGCACATCGCCGGGCGGGTAGTCGGGGCCGGTCGGGCACGGGCTGGCCAAGCCGGGGGGCGGGGGGTCAATCTTGGCGGGGGCCGGTGGCAGCAGCGCGCAGGCCTGCAACAGCATCGGCAGGCACAACAACGTCAGCAAGCGTGGGCGCATGGCCGTCTCCGGTGGGGGTGCAGGACAAGGGCGTGCGCAGGGCCACGCTCAGGGCGCCACGGGTGCGGTGCAGTTCGCCGGCCAGGCGGGCGCGTTTGGTTTCAAAGTCCGTGGCCGCCGCGTTGGCTTGATCGCGTTGGGCCTGCGCTGCAGCCTGGGCCGCGCGCTCTGCTGCCACGGTGGCAGCATCCCAATCGGCTTGCACCCAGGCCTTGCCCTTGGTCATGCCGTGCGCCCACACCACGGCCAGCAGGATGGCGACGCCGCAGATTTGCCAAGCGGTGCGGGTCATGCTTCGTTGCTCGAACTGGCGCCGCTGGCTTGCAGCATGGGCAGGCGCTGGCCGGTGTTGAGCATGTTGTCGGTTTCGGCCGGCCAGCGGTAGCCCAGCACCCGCGCGCGGTCAAACGGGGCGATGTTGACGCTGTTGGACTGATTGCCGCCCAGCACCATCAAGCGGCCGTCGCGAGCCTCGCCAACCACCAGGCCGACATGCCCGCCGCCAGTGCGCTCAAACACCACCACGCAGCCCAAGACGGGGCTCTCGATGGGCACGCCCCAATCCAGCCAAGCGCGTGCGCGGAACCAGCTTTTTGCGGGCTCACAGCCTGCAGCACGCATCCACGCCGCGAGCACGCTGCCGCACCAAGGCTGGCCGAGCAGCCACTTGGCGCCGAGCTTGTCCAACATGCGTCGCAGCCATGGGCTGTCGTTCTGGCCCAGCGTTTCGCGCTGGCCGATGTCCAGCCGGGCGGCGGTCAGCCAAAGCGGTTCATTCATGGCGCAACCCCTTGTGACCCGGCGTCTGCCGGGAGTCCAGTGCAAGGAACAGGTACAGGGCAAGGCCGCACAGGGCAGCGCCTGACTCGGGCGGCACAAACAGCGGCAGACTGACCACAGCAGCCACAAGGGCGGCGCCGTGCTGAACCTTGGCGCGCGCGGGTGTGTTGGCGTCCATGTGCCGGGCCTTGCAGAAGATGGCTGCGGCCACCAGCAAAACGAAGGTGATGTGCAGGGCGATCATTTGGAGGCCTCGCGCTTGATTGCTGACTCAATCAGCGTGCGGCCAAGGCCCAGCGCCCATTTCCCAACGCCCGGCCACCTGTGCCCAATGGCGCCGATAAGCAGCGCGATGGGGCTCAAAAACCTGCGGTCAGCGAGCGAAGGCCAGGCGATGGACAGCAGCTCCGACAGCGAGCCAGCAAAGAGCCACGCCATGCAGCCCATGCCCAGCACGTACAGGGCGCCCATGCCAATCGAGCACTTGCGCCAGCTCATGAGCCCAATGACGCCACCTGCCAGGCCAGAAATCAGCACCACCAGATGCGGCGCCAGCGCAGCCGCAGCGGTGGCACCGATCACAATGCTCAGAGCTTGGGCGATGCCAACAACCGGATCAACCGCGCTTGCCATGGGTCATGCTCCAAAAGGTAGCCAAAGCCGCCGCGCCACTCAGCAGCATCAATGGCGGTTGAAAGGTCGTGCTGCACTGGTGCACGGAGCGGTCCAGCAGCCACCACAGGGCGCAAAGCGCGGTCGTGCTGGACATGACAGCCACCGAGGCACAAACGGCGCTGACGAAGCGCTGTCCGGCCGCTTTGTGCAGGCACCACAGCAGCGCGCACAGCAGCGGCCACTGCGTCACGTCGCGCACATCGCGCTGCAGCTCCAGCGGTGCGGCCTGCCACGCGAATTCATGCGCGCAGGCCAGCACCAGCGCCGCCAGAGCCAGCGGCTGCAGCGTCACCGGGGTGTCCCGGTGCCTGGGCCGGTGTCACCTGGGCCGGCTTTGGTAGTGGCTTCGGGCCGTTCGGCCTTGCGCTTGGAGCGCTTGTAGAACCAGAAGATCAGCGCGCCGGCAATGGCTGCGATGAAGAAAACGATGGCAGTGGTCATTTGGTCATCCCTGTGGGTTGCGGTTAAAAGGGGCTGCGGGCGATGCGGTCGAGATCAAAATCCACCGTCAACCCCGCAAGAGCACAGACATGCGCGATTGACCGGAAGAAAGAACCGGCGACACGCTGCCGGTGTTGGCGGTAACCCAAAGCGTCAGCACATCGCCGTTTTCCAGCGCCAGCAGCGTGGAACCGCCGCCAGCGCTTGCGTTGCTTGCGTTGATTGACGCAAGCGGCCAAGTAGCCCTTCCGGTGCCGTTAACCCGAACCTCAACAAAGCCGCCCGCCGCAATGCCTGATGCCGCGCTAACGTAAACATCCGCGCTGATTTCGTAAAGTTGCGTGCCTGGTGTTGGAATCGTGAAATCCCCGCCAGACTGAAACCCTCTGTTGTCGATGGACTCCACATCCCACGCGGCCTTAACCGCCGTGCCAGCAGTCAGAGCCTGATTGGTTGCCCGCGAAACTAGCGCAGCAACAGCGGCGGAATCGTTCAGCGAACTAGGGCCGGTGGGCGCGAAGTTGTCGCGCAGGTAAAGCTGGCCGAGCGCGGCGTTGTTGCTCACCAGCGTTACGCCGTAGTCCCCGGGGAAATAGTTGTTCGTGACGAAGTTAGCCCCGGAGCCCGCGCCGCTGTCGTTGTAGATCCAGCAATCAATGACGCCGCCGACAAACTGCATGCCCTTGCAGCCTTGGAACCAAATGGGCCCCGTAGAGCCGCCGTTACCGTAGGCGTGGCACGCAACGAAGGTGTGCCCATTGGTCACTCCAGTGGCCCAAATGTTGGCTGAGTTGTTGTGGTTGATGTTCACACCCACATACATGCCGTGGCAGTGGTTCGCGCCAGCCAGTAGCCGCACGCCCGTCGTGTTGTCCACGATGCTTCCGCCAATGGTGGTGTTATTGCCAGCAGCCTCAACCGACCCAGTAACGCAGCCGCTGGCGTTAAAGTTCGTCCAAGTGTTGTATTCGGCTCCCGCGCCAGCATCAATCTGGCGCCCCACGGTGCAGTCAAAGGCCGCGCAGTCGGTGAACTGCCCCCGGTCGCCCCTAACTCCGGGGTTATTGACGCCGTCCAACCAGATGCCCTTGCCCTTGAAGTTGCGGGCCGTGACGCCTTCCACGCGGTACTTCTTGCAATCGGTGATGTAAAGGCCGGTTTCGGCCTTGGTGTCTGCCGACACAAGAGTGCCGCGAAGCGTCACGCTGCCGATGATTCGCCAGCCGGTTTTCCCGTTGGCGCGGAGAATGTTTTTCGTTTCGTCGGTGTGCTTGATGTCGGCGCCTTGGAACTCCCAGGTTTGGTTGTCCAAAATGTCGATCTGGTCGTTGATCAAGTATTTGAAGCCGGGCACCCGCACATGCAGCGACGCGGCTTGTGCCGCAATAAACGCCGAGGTGACATCCACAGCCTGCGTGCCGGCCAGCACGTCAGCGAGTTGTGCGCTGCTCATGAAGTCCAGGGGCGTGACCACCTCGCGCAGCTTTGCAAGTGCAGTGCGCGACACGGCGCCCACTCCAGCCTGCTGGTACCCCACCAGCGCCGCGCCTTTGCCGGACGCGGTGCTGGCGAGGTCGGCGCGCAACGTGTTGGTGATCGACTCAGGATCGGTCACGTTGTCCACCGTCCAAATGATCACGTCAGCGGCATCACGCAAGACCACCTTGTAGGAGCCCTGCCAGAAGATCGTGGCTTCGCCTCGGGCGTCCAGAATCACCGGGTTGGTGTTGGGCGTGGTGCCGGCCGCATCGGCAAAGGTCGGGCGCGGGGTGTTGGTGCCGGCGTCGTAGGTGTAGAGCCGGCCGCCTACCAGCGGGACGCCGGCCGAGGTGACGAAGCTCTGTTTGCCTTCCGGGCTGAGTGCGGGCATGCTTGGGACTCCAAAATGAAAAAAGCCCGCACAAAGGCGGGCTTGGGTGTCATCACGCGATGGACTACATCGAGTTCAAGTTGTGGCTACTGGGCGGCGGGATGGTGGTGGTCTTCCTCGCCCACTTTGTCTACCGCCTGATCACTGGCCGGTCGCTGGAAGAATTGGCGCCGCGCGATACGCAAGAGCGCCGGCCGGATTGAGCAACTGAGACAGGCGCGGGTTTGAGCCGGCCTGCTCAAGCAACAGGGCGGCTTGCTGCGGGTCAAGCAAGGCTTCACCCAAGCGCTGCTGGATGGATTGATTGGCGCGGCTGTAGGGCAAGCGCAGCAGGTTCCCCAGCGTGGTTTGCATGGCCTGGGAGCCGCCAAGGTTGCCAAGGGCCGACTGCAACAGTCGATCTTGCGCCAGGTTCTGCACCGTGTTGCTGCCGCTGGCCTTGCCGGCGTTCAGCGCCAATTGCGATGCGTTCAGGTCGGCGGCCAAGTCGCGCAACTGCTGCAACTGCTTGGGCGTCAGTTGCTTGGCCAGGTTGGCGCCTTCGTTTTTCAGGATGTTGTTCAGCTTGGCGGCCGACAGCAGCAAGTTGCCCTGGGTCTCGGTGGTGCCGGTCTGAACCCGCGTCAGCACGTCTTGCAGGGCTTCCATCTGGTTGATGGGCTTTGACAATTCGCTGTACTTGGAAAGGTAGTCGCGCCAGCCCGTGGCCGGCGCTTGTGCTGCGTCGGCGGCTTGCATGGCTGCGCCTTGGCCTGCGGTGACGGGGGCTTGTCCGGCCACCACCATGCCTGTGCCTGCGGGTTGGTTCACCGGGCGGCGGCTGGCGGCTTCGATGGCGTCATCAAAGGCGCTTTGCACCTTGTCCAGCGTGCCCCGCGCAAAGCGCAGGTTTCCTGCATCACCTTGCAGCTTGCCGTTCATGGCCAAGCCAATGTCCTTGCGGATCTCGTACAGCGCGCGGGCGTCGATCTGGCCGGTTTCGCCTGCGATCTCGCGCACCTGGCCCAGCGCACGTTGCAAGCCCGCTCGAGCGGTAGAACCAGCGTTGTTCGGGTCGGCCAGCATGCGTTCTATTTGCGCGGTGATCGCATCGGCGTCCAGCGTTCCGGCTCGCTTCAAAGCGTCTTCACGCATGGCCCCCGTTGCAGCGTCGCGGGCTTCCTTGGCTACCGTCACCGCGCCCTTGGTGCCGGCAATGCCTTCCAGTGCGGCCGTGCGCGCGGCGTTTTGGGCAGCGGTGCGCTGCGTCAGCTCGCCGGCAAAGTCGTTGCTGGCGTTCTGCAGCGTGCGCGTCAGGCCCGACAAGCCCACGTCACCGGACGCGGCAGCGGTCAACGGCGCAGACCCTGGGATGACCTGGCGCGCGGCCTTGAGCGCAGCCACGGCGGCTTGTGGGTCATTCGCGTACTCACGCAGCACATCGGCCACGATCTTCTGTTGCCCGCTGGCGAAGAACGGGCGCACCAAGCCTGCAAAGGCATCGCCAGTGATCCCCGCCGCTTTGAACGCAGGAGGCATCAGGCCGCCGATGATGGCGCCGGCCGTGCCGCTGTCGGGGTCAACCAAGGCAGCAGAAGTGCCGCCCGTCACTGCGCCGCCCACCATGCGCGTGCCAATGTCGGCCGCCTTGCCTGCGGTTGTGGTTGCGGCAGCGCGGCCGGTGGAAAACCCGCTGCTGCCGATGGCCTGCAAAACGGGCTCAAAGCGCGCCGCAACGCTTGGGGGCACGAAGGACAGCGCCTTGCCGCCAGCCTTTGCCAGCGCGCCGCCAACGGGCAGCGTCGCCACGACTTCCCCGGTCAGCTTGCCGGCGCCGGCGCTGATCGGGTTGGCATCGGCGTAGGGCTTCAACTCGCCGGCCAGCTTGGCGCGGCCCTGCTCTGCGTCGCGGATCAGCCAATCGGCCGCACCGCCAACGATTGAGCCCGGATCGTCGGCCAGGCGCCGCAGCCCGCGCCCGACCCAATACTGCGCGCCCAGCGCCGTGTTGCCAACGCCAGTGCCAAGGCCCGCCAGCGCCGACAGGGTTTTGCCGGGCGCCGTCACCGCAGTTGCGGTGTTGCGCGCCGCAGTTGCGGGCGCACTGGCGGCCATGTTCGGGGCGTCTGCGTTTTCGACCGGCGCATTCATCCAAGCCGGTTGTTTGGCCGGCTTTGCCCCCTCGATGGGCGCGGCTTCCCATGCGGCCGGCATTACGGCTTCACCCGAATGCTGCCGTCAGGCGCTTGAAAGCGCGTGCCGCTGGGCAGCCTGTCGTAATCCGAATCGGACTTGATCGGCACGGGCGCTCCTTTTCTGGCGGGCGGCTTGGGCACAGTGCGCTTTTCTTCAGGCACCTCGGCCAGCATGCCGTCAATGGCCAGCGCACGGTTTCGGGCTTTCTGAGCTAGCACCTGTTCACTGTCGCCAGGTTGGGCGAAGTACTGCATGCGGGCGTTGTTGAACTCCTCCATGGCAATAGCCGCGCCCGACTCGCGGCGCAGCACAGCGTTGATGAAATCGCGCTGCGCTTGGTCAACTTGCTGCTGTTGGGGGTTGGCTGCGGCGGTTGCAATCCGTCCGGTAACACCGTTGCCGCCCGTGACCTGCTGAGGGAAAGAAGGCGCCGTTACCCCCTGATCGGCCAGCTCTCCAATGATCCGGTCAGATTCCTTCATGCGGGCGCCGAACAGGTTGGCCTTTGCCTGCCCCTCGGTCAGCGCCTTGAACGGCACCACGGCTTTGCCAGTGGGGTCGGTGACGGGGCGCGCAACACCCGTGCGCTTGTCGCCAACGAACAACCCAACGCCGTCAACAGGGATGAACTGCGACTGACTCGCCGCTTCTCGCGTCCGGGCGTCAGTCATGTTCTGCCCGCGCATCGTCACGGCGTTGCTGGCGATGCTGTCGGGCGTCTGCGTTTTCTTGAACGAGGTTGGCGCACCAGGTGCGCGGGTGTTGGCGTTCATGTCCACGATTTGAGACGTGCCGCCAAAGTTCTGCATTTGCAGGTCAGGCTGCTGCGACTTGAACATGGCATCAGCGCTTGCCACTTCGGCCGCGCGGGTCATCAGGAACGGGCGCAAGGCCTCTTGGCTTCCCGGAAGCCCACGGGCCATCTCTGCGCCTTGCTCTGGCGTGATGATTCCCAAATTCACTTGCTGGTTGATGCTTTTGTAGATGTCATCGTGCGTCACGTTGGGAAGCGCAAGCAGCGATGAGATTGCTTTTCTTGTGGCCTGCACGCGCTTCTGCAGCGTTTCAAAGTTGCGCTGGCCCGTTTGTGAGGCGGTGTTGTCAATGTCGGCCTGCGTTTTCTTGCCAGCAAGCACCTTGCTTTCAAAGTCGTTGGCTTCGTCAAGAAAGCCGCCCTGCCGCATTGCGTCCAAGCGCTCTTCATTGGTCTTCAGGCCGGTTGTCAGATCACGCAAGCGCTGCTGCCTCTGCATGGTTTGCTGCGCTTGGGCCAACTGCTGCTCTTGCATCTGCCCACGGGTGCGCATGTCGCGCAGCTCCATGCCGCGACCAATGGCGCCGGCAACGTCCAAGGGCTGCACGCCCATGGCAATTCGGGTGTCGAGTGGCATGGCTCAGACCTTGGAGTAATCGACCATCAGGAAGCCATCGGCGCTGGTGGCCACGGCGTCGGGGAACTTGCGCGCCACTTCGTGCGCCATGTGCCCGATGTGCTGCGGACCGCCCCAGAGGTAGTTGTAGCGGTACAGCGGCAAGCCGTTGTCGGCCGTGCCGATCTGGGTCACGTTGGTTTTCAGGCGGCGGTCGGATGGCATGTAGCCCGCCGTTGCGCCGGCCATCGTGGCTTGGCCCAAGCGCGAGCCGATGTTGGGGGGCGGCGTGCTGCCGCCAAGTTGGCTGAGCGTCAGGTAGTTGCCAACGCCGCTGTTGATGGCGTTGGCCGTGCCCATGTAGCCAGAGCCCCGAGCGTTGGCCGCTTGCATCCCCAGCTCGCCGCGAGCCTGGGCGTTGTTGGTGCCCATCTGCGCAATGTCACGGGTCGCCGTTTGGCCGGTCTGCGCCACGCCTGCAAGCCGGTTGTAGCGGCGGTCACGGTTGGCGTTGAAGCGGTTGTAGGCGTTCGTGTACTCGTTGCTCGCAAACTCTTGGTTGTAGCGGCTCAAGGCCTTGAGGGTGCCGCCACTGAGCAGGCCGCCACGGGCTGCAGCGCTGCCCTCAATGCCGCGCATGCCTTGATCGCGCCGGAACTGATAGCCGGGGTCTTGCTCGAAGTCGGCCGCGCCGAAGTCCTGCATGTATTCGCCATCCGGGGCGATGCCTTTGGACAGTTGGCCCAGCGCAGTAACGCCGGCCTCGCGCCACGGGGCGTAGTCCAGTCGGTTCTGCTGGAACTGCGCGTCACTCAACTCAGACGCCTGATTGGCGGCGTTGGCTTGGGTCTTTGAGGCCTTGTTGGAAGCGACGGCCCCCACAACTGCGGAACCGGCTATTGCTGCGGCAATGCACATATGCGTTTCTCCATGACAACGTCATCGGGGGCGTACCCGATCTTTTGCAAAATGCCGAACAGCGCGCCTTTGGGGGTCACCGGCCAGGCGACCACCACAATGCCGCGCCGCTCGAACTCTTCTTCCATGCTGGCGATGAAGCTGCGCAGGCGAGCCCTTGCGGCTGGGCGCAGGTAGAACGTGTCTACGTTCGCGCACTTGACCGGCGCGTGGTGCAAGCTCTGGTGCACCACGGCAAACGAGTAGCCCTGCGCGACCCCATCAGCGTCGCGCAGCACCCATGCAATCAGGTGGTCGTTCTGCCCAAGGAACACATACCGCCCCTTGTCCGGCTGGATCTTGAAGCCGCGTTCACCGTGAAAGGAGCAGGTGTCGTGCTTGATCTCGCTGCATTCGTCCCACGACTCTTGCCCGAGCGGCAGCAGTTCGTCGAACAGCTCAGGCGTAAGGGGTTCAATGCCAATCGTCAGAGTGCTCATTGCTGCTGCTCAAAAAGGGTGAAGTCACGATCCACCGGTGGGATCTGGACGGCCCCTGAAAGGTTGTTGTTCACCACCACCTGGCGCGTGACCTCCAAGGCCTCCGCGTTGGTTTGCGTCTGCACCGCAAGGGCGGCGGTGTTGGCGTTGGCCGTGGCCGCGTCGCTCTTGGCTGCAATGACGTTGCTGCTCAAGTCCATGATGCTGGGCGCCGTTGGGCCGCCCAAGCGCTTCTCGGCCACGTACTGAAAGAACCGATACCACTCCCAGCTCATCAAGCCGTCAGCGCCCACCAGCCGAACCCGCTGCGGCGGCAGCCAGGCTTTCAGGTTCACATCGGTTTGCTGGTTGATGTTCTGGTTGGCCCGGTAGGGCGAAGCCGTGGCAAACACGCCGGCCGTGATGGCAGTCACCGCGCGGCGGTTGGCCGAAGCCACCCCACCCGAAACCCGCGCGCCCAGCAGGATCGCTGTAACTGCCGTTGCCATCAGAAGGGCAGCCCGATGCTGGCCGAGGTGATGCCGTGCGTGCCCTGGCTGGCGTACACGTCCTCGGTGATGCTGGACAGCACACAGTCTGTGGAGCCCGCTGCGGTCAGATCGATGGCAACCCCGCCAGAGGTTGCGGCCACCTTGAAGCTGTCGGCGGTGGCGTCGCGCACGAAGTACACGGTGCCCTCCACCAGCGGGGCCGGCACGGTGCCGTTGTAGAACACGATTTTTTGGCCGTCTGCGTAGCCGTGCGCGGTGGACAAGATCAGGTCGCTGGAGGGCTGACAGAAGAACTCGCGCGGGCTGCCTCCGTTGGGGCCGTAGCCCACGTAGGAAGCCCCGACCCAAAACCCCACCCAGCGCACGGTAGAGCCGGCGCCCACATCGAATGTCACCGTGCCCGTGGTGGTGCGCGATCCACCGGCAGCCGCGCCAAAGGTGACAGGCCGGCGCGCATAGGCCGGGGAGCCGCCCGACAGTTCACCCGTGCCGGTCAGGCCAGGGAAGGCACTGTGCAGGCTCATGGTGTCGGGGGACAGTGCCCCGAGCATGGTGTTCTTGGCGGCGGTGGTCAGGCTCATGTGTCAGCTCTCTACGGCAACGTCAATCGACGCGCCAACAATGGCGACCTTCACAGGGTCCGTGATGGTCAGTTCGAACACGCGATCACGGGCAAAGCCCAGCCGTCGCCAGCGCACCCGACGCAAGCGCTCGCCCATGCGGCCGATGGAAGCCCACAGTTCGTTGCTCCAAGTAAAGCCGCCGTCATCGCTCCAGCGCAACATGGCTTGCGGGTCGCTGCCCTGTCCAGTGCTCAAGCCCACGCCGGCTTCCATGTCCACCTGAAAGGCGCTGAAATACTGGCGCTTCAGGTCGGCGGCAATGTGCGAGCAGGCCCGAACGCGGGGAATCAGCGCGCCGTTGTCGGTGTAGGCGTCCAGGCTGAAGCGGTACACGTTGCCGCTCTCCCAGTCGCCCACCAGCACGGCGTTGGCGTAGGCCATCTGGCTTTGCGTGCGGTGCCGATTCAAGCTGCCGTCAGCAGGATCGCGCCAAGCGCGTTCGTGCCAAAGGCCGGTCGAGGCGTCAAAGGCCCAGGTCTTGTTGGCCGTGGGGAAGTTCAGCACGTAGAACGCATGGCCGTCCTGCTGGTAGGTGTAGGCCACCGCGTCGTCAATGCGGCTGTAGGTGGACAGCGCGAACTCCAGTGCGTGCGTGCTGATGCGCTGGGGCTGATACCCCGCAGCGCGCATCACCATCCCCTGCCCTCGGTCGTCGGCGGTCAGCCACACCACGGTGTTGTCCAGCTTGGCCGGGCTGTACTTGGCAGCGCACCCGACCTCAATGAACGCGCCTTGGTTGCGCTCAAAGGGGAAGTCGGGGTTGCCGCTGTTGAACCAAACCTCGGTGCTGTTCTCACCCAGCAACCAAAGCTCGCGGTGATCCACGATCAGCGTCACCAGCTTGTCTGGCGAGCCTTCGGCAGTGGCGAAGTCCAAGCCGTCAATATCAGAGCCGTAAAGCTGCGTGATCTGAAACTGGCCGGTGCCCGGTTTATTGAAAACGAAGTAACCGTCGATAAAGTAAACCGCGTCAGCGCCGGTGAAGTCGCCGTCAGCGATGGGTGTCACCGTGCCGGCTACGGGGTTGACGAATGCCCCGACAGCGCCGGCTACCACCATCACCAACGTCCCATTGCTTGCCATGCTCACGGGGCCGGTGCCTGCGATGGCACCAAGTGCCGTGGCAACGCCTGCGGTGGTCACGGTGTAGGCGGTGCCACCCGACACAACCAAAGCCAGGTCGGCGGTGAAGCGCAGCATGCCCCGGATGGGGCCGGTGCCGATGGCCGACCACAGCACCAGGCCGGGCGTGCCGATCAGGGCAATGGCGGCCTTGCTGGGGCCTGGTCCGGCTTCGCTCTGCTCCACGTACAGATTCACGCACCGCTGGCTGTCTAGCGTCTTGCTGCGGGCCGTGTAGCTGCCGCCGACAAAGGGAAACAGCGCCATCAGGTGCCCGTGCGCCAGTTCATGTAACCGGCCTCGTTCAGCAAGCCCGGATCCGTGCTGCTGCGGTACTGCTGGCGGTTGCTGCGCTTGTAGTCGGCCTTGCTCTTCATGGCCGTTTCGCGCAACTGCGGATCAACCGGAACGCCGTACTCGGTCGCCAGCTCAATGGCGAGCAGCTCGCGCAAGGCCTTTGCGGCGCCGGGCGGATAGTTGATGACGGTGGCCGTGTTCGGGATCTGCGTCAGCAGCCGGTCGGCGGTCAGCGTCAGCGGCATGGCCTGGGTGGGCACCGGCCAGAGCGTGATTCGACCCAAAGGGAAGTCGTTCACGTACAGCAACTGCTCGGGGATGGGCTGCTGCTGGGTCTTCAGGCTGACTTCGTTGTACTGAAGCTGGCCCACGATCTCCAACGGGAAATCAACCCCGCTGAAGGTGACGTAAGCCCCCGTGATGGCCATGGGACGCGACACGTTGAAGTTGCCCGTTGGCCCGATGGTGTAGGTCGCCTGCCCGCCCACGGTCGTTACCACATCGTTTGCTTTGCCCCACAGCGCCAGCGGTTCGACACTCCAGTTTTCGAGGATGTCGTTCAGCATCGCCAAAGCATCGTTGGCCTCTTCGGCGGTCGGCGTTTCACCGCTGGCCAGGATCTTGGCGAGCCGGAAGCTGCGGTTGATCAAGTCGATGGCGGGCGTGGGGCTGGGCATGGCTTACTCGCTCTTGCGCGGGCGGCCAGGGCCACGCTTGACGGGTGCAGGCTCGGCCTCGGCCTCGGGCTCTGCAAACACGCCATCGGGCGGGCATTGCTTGTCGGGCCAGCCCATCTCGATCAGGGCGTCCAGTTCCTCTTGCGAGGTGCACAAGATGCCCGGCACATCGTGGCGGGGCTTGAACCAGTTGGGGAAGTCCATGTGCGCCCCGTCAGATTTGGAAGCCCGACGCGGAGGTGGCCGCGTTGGTGTTGCCAGCGCCCAATGCCGGCAGCGTGCAGACGATGGCGGTGTTGACACCAGTTGCCACCAAGGGCGGGTCAAAGTTCAGCACCAGCGGCGCGGCCGGCACCGTGGCGCCCGTTGGCACGCCGAACACATAGGACAGCGGGCCGCCCACCACGCCCGTGATGGTGGCAAGCACCAGGCCGCCAGCGGTTGCGCCGCCGCCCGTGAACTGCACCGATGCCAAGCACGTTGTGCGGCTGGCTGCGGCCGGCAAAGTGGCGACGGCGTTTACGTTGGCTTGGTTGCCGCTGCTGTTGGCAACAGCGAGACCGACTTGAGCGCCCATGGCGTGCTCCTGAGAAAGTGGATGGCCGGGCAGTGACGCCCGGCCTGTTGCTTACTGCGTGACGGTCATGCCTAAATTGGGGTTCAACTGCACCCAATCGACGGCGACGGCAGCGGTGGTGGCGGCGTTCAGGATGAACGTCACCTGACCAGCGGCCGGGACGATGCGGGTTACGCTGGTGGCGGTGGTGTCGGCGGTGGCGTTCGACAGCACAGCCACGAACTTGCTTTCAGCGGTGAAGCCGGGGTTCGACACGATCACTTGCGTGCCGGCTGCAGCAATGCCACTGCGGCCCGAGAGTTGGTTGGTCGTTTGGTTGCCGGCAGTGACCGGACCAGCCGAGAGCGAAGCGAGGCCGGAAGAGACCAACGCCTGTTCCACGGAGGTCGGCAATTGAACGATGACGTTGGCGGGATAACCGCCGTAGGAGCGAAGTAGCAAAACCATGATGGGATTCCTTGAAGAAGAAAGCCCGCACGCGGCGGGCTTGGGTTCAGTGGGTCAGACGGCGATCAGGTCGCGTACAGGCAGGACAGTTCGGGATAGGTCGCAGCCCACCCAAACAGCACGTCAATACGCATGATCGAGTTGTCGTTCACGCCGTCGTAAAACTCGGTGACCTTCAGGTTGAAGCCCTTGTAGGACTCCTGGGCCACGTCGATCACGCCCTTGCCGCCCGGAGGCGCCCACATTGGCACCATGGCCAGGGTGAAGGCGTCCTTGTGGAAACCCACGCTGGCGCCGTACGAACCCGAGGCGGTGCCGAAGATCGTGAAGTTGGCCGCCGTGGTGGCGTTGCTCACGTTCTGGAAAGCACCCGAGGGGATGATGGCCGGGCTGATGGGCAGCGCGGTGGCACCGGCCGCCAGGTCGGCGGTGATGGTGAACTGCGCCAGAACGCCAGTGCTCACGCGGCTTTGCGGGTTGACCGCGAACACGCCAGGGAAGCTGATCTTCGTGCCACGGGTGATCGTGCCGCCCAAGGCCGTGCAGGCAATCGACGCGCCGGACAAGCCCGCAGCCACCGCCGTGCCGGTCACCGCTTGGGAGCCGTTTACATGGGTGTCTACGTTCTGGTCCATGGCGTAGGTCAAGCCCAACGAATCCACCATCAGGCCGCTGCCGAACTGCTTGCTGATCTTGTCCTGACCGTTGAACAGGCCCGCAAAACCTTGGATGGTCGCGGCGTTCAGGGCCGGGTTCATGATCATGGCGCGCATCTTGTCGCGGGGCGCGGCGTTGTCATCCAAGCGGCGGTTGACTTCCGTGATGGCTTGCAATGCCAAGGCTTGCGTAGTGGGCAAGGTGCCGGGCGTGCCGATCACGTTGGGCGTTGCCAAGCGGGCGAGCTGGCAGCCTTGGCGGTCGATTTCGTTCGCCACAGTGGCCATGGCGGCTTGCAGCTTGCCTTCCAGTTGCTGAAGCGACAGGGTGCGCTCCAGGCTGGTGAAGTTCAGATCGACACCGCCTTGCGACAGGGTCAGCGGCACGGTGTTTTCGACCGTGGCTTGCGGCACCGCCACGCGGCCGGCGCGGTAGGTGTAGCGCGGGGGGCGCTTGATGTTGATGGTCTGACCGGTCGAGTAGCCGCGCGACTGATTGCCGGCGAATTCGTCTTCCCAATCGCGGTTCACTGCGGCCGAGAAGCCCAGCATGTTTTCCAGCACCGCCAAGGCTTCTTTGGCGACGATGGAGCAGGTAACAAGGGTGTTGCTCAAGATGCTCTCCAGAAATGAAAAAACCCGCCGAAGCGGGTCTGTGTGGGGTTGTGAGGGCTACTTGGCCCAGCGCGCGCCTTGCTTGGCGCGGTAGGCCCGGTATTCCTCATGCGACATGCGCGCGGGGTCTAGGGTTGCGCCGCGTCCTTGGGTGCCCATGACACTGGCGGGACGGGGTGCGGCCGTGGTCTTCACGGCGGGGGCTTGTGCAGGCTGGGCGAGCAATGCCTCCAGGCGGCCAATCTCTCGATTGGCTTGTGCCTCTGACATGCTGTTCAGGCGCTCCAGCTCCTGCGGGTTCTTGGCCAGGTGGTACATCAACTGCGGGCCGGCTTCGCTGTCCAGCAAGGCCGCAGACACATGCGGCGTCACGGGCGCATCACTGCTGCCCACAACGGCGTCATAGTCCTGGGCCTTTGCCTTGAAATCGGCTTGGCGCTGCTCAAAGGTCTGCACGCGGGTCTGTTCAACCCGGCGCTGCCCCTCTTGCTGCATCCGCTCGTTGATCTTCTGTTCGGTCTTCCAGTCGGTCAGCGCTTCGACGTACTCGGCGTAGTCGTTGAACTTGTCCGGGGTCGGCTTCTCGTTCGTCTGCTGCTGGCTGGCTTGGGTCGCCATGGTTCGCCAGTACGCAGCCTCGCGTTCTGCCTCACGCCGAGCGCGGGTCAATTCATCGATCCGAGGCTGAACGCCTTTGAAGCGCCCCTTCTCGTCCCGGTCCTTGGCCTGCTGTTCGCCTTCGGTGCCTTCTTCGGTCTGTGCTGCGGGTTGCTCGGTGGTTTGCTCGGGGGCTTGCGCCTCCTGCTCAACAACCGGTGCCGCTACTTCCTGACTGGTGGTTTCTTCCGCGCTCATTGAGCGATCTCCTGCCCGCTGTTGGCCTGCGGTGTGCCCCTTGTGATGCGCCGTGTCTGCTGCCAAGGATCAGCGGGGCGTGGAATGCAAAAAGCCCGCCGCGATTGCTCAGGGCGGGCTGTGTTGGGTGTCTTACGTTACTGCGGCGGGAGCTGGCCCTGCTGCATCGGTTCTTGCTGCTCTTCGCCGTAGCCTGACTGTTCGAATTCGGGCTGCATGCCTTGCATCGGCTCTGGCTCTTCCACTTCGGCCAGGTCTTGCGCCACTTGCTGCGCGAGCAATGCGGGCGGCTGCATGTTGGCCAGCAGCAGCTTGACCAAGCCGGTCAGCTCGGCCACATCGTTGCGGCCTTCGGCGTTGATGCTGGCGACTTCCACGCGGCTGCGGGCCTCGATCTCGGCCTTCTTGATGCCGCTCTTGGCCTCTTGCAACTGCTGCATGAGGTCTTCCATCGCGCCTTCGTACTGCTGCAACTGCTGCTGCACCTCGGGCGGGATGGCCGGGCCGTCTTCCTCGCCCTCTTGCTTGTCCTGCAGTTCTGGCGGGATGGTCTTTTCGATGCGGTCGGCAATCTGATCGGCCATCGGCCAATCCATCGAGCGCACCACCTTGTCACCGGCAATATCCATCAGCTTCGGCCAGCTTTGGGCCACGGAAATCATGCCGTCCACGGCCTCTTGGCGAAGCGTGTCGTAGCTCGGGCCGCTGCTGATCGTTACGGCGTATTCGCCGGTCGTCATGTCATTCAAGATGCGCTGAATGGCGCCGGTCTTGGGGTCGGGCTTCTGCTCTTCAGGCGGGATCGGCTTGTTGATCGGCGTCGCCGTCACTTTGCCGTCCTGGCCCATCATTTTCAGCGTGCGTTCGGCGTCGTAGACCTTGGGCCACATGTCCAAGATGCACCGGCCAGCGTGCCGAAGCGTGTTCAGCAGGTTGTCGGTGTAGTGGAAGTTCGACACCTCGCCCTGACGATCACGGGCGCGGATGGCAATGCCGCTGGTCTCGTTGCTCTTGGCCCCCAAACTGGCGTCAAAAATGCCCGTGGTGGCCTTGATGTCGTCGTTGGCGTGCATCGCCATTGCAAGCACACCGCCTGGCAGATCGGCCATGGGCTGACGTTGCGGCGGCGGGGCCAGCACACCACCCAAGCTGACGGGCCGGTACTCAAGGAACGGAAAGTTCGATGTGTTGGCCTGCGCCCACTCGGTTTCGTAGCCTTCGAACTGGCCTTCTGCGCCAATGTAGGGGGTCTTCGGACGCATGGCGACTTCCTCAGTCGCGGCCGTCATCCAAAAGTTGTACATGCGCGCCGGGTCTTTGGCGTTGCGGATCAGGCCCGAGCGGATGATCTTGCCGTCAATGTCCAGTTCGTCACCGTAAACCGGGAAAACGGGAATCCACTTGCACGGGATCTCGGCGCGGTCGATGATTTCCGTGGCGGTCAGCTTGAACCACTCCACGGTTTTGCGCACGCCGTCGCGCTCGCGGGCAATGGTCACGCCGGGCGGCAAATCCAGCAGATCGTCGGCATAGCCGCTTTCCCCGTTGCTGAGCTGCACCACCTTGGCCGGCTTGGAGGTGATGCGGTAGTACTCGGCCACGCGCACCGTGTCGCGGTCGGCCCAGTCTTGCGCATCGCCCATGCCCTGCACTTGCGCAAAGTCGCAAGCATCGGCGGTCGGGTACTCAGCGCGGAACTCGCTGCGGGCCACCTTCACGCTCAGGATGCACCATTGCATGTCAGAGCCATCGGGCTCAATGCTGGCCGGGTCCGGGTAGACCGTGAACGGGTTGCGGATGCGCTTGAACTTGATCTCCTGATCAAAGCTCGCGTCGTCGCAGTAGTCCGTGACCAAGCGGAAGTAGCCAAAGCCAATGGCCGCCGCGCTGTTCACTGCGGTGTCGTAGGCCACATCGGCGTTTGAGGCGTACTCAATGTGCCGAATGCCGCCTTGGATGACCTCGGCCACCTTCACGTCACCATCACCAACCGGGTGAACCTTGATGCTGGGCACGTTCTGCCGCTGGCTGTTCGTGACCTGGTGCAAGAACGTGGGCAGCTTGTTGATGGTCAAGCACGGGCGCTTGTCGCGGATGCGCTGCGCCTGAACGGCCGGGTCCCACTGCGCGCCGGCTTGGAACTCCAAGTCATCCAGGGCGTTCTGGCGGTTCGTGCCATCGGCGCCGATGCACAACTGCATGCGCTTGATCGCCTCGGCAATGATGGCGGCGTCGTCCGTCGCCTGTGCCGAGTCGTCGTCTTTGGCCGCCATCATTGCGGCCCCCCACCGGCTACGCTTTGCGCGCCTTCTTCGGCGGCGTGTACGGCTCGAACTTTGGCAAACGAACAAAACCAGGGAAGCCGCCCCAACAAGCCATTGCAAGCTGGAACCCCCGGCGACCAAGCCAACGTCTTTTGCTTTGTTGCTCTTTGCCGTCTTTGTACGGGTCGTGCCCCACGTACAGCGTAATCCCCTGCTTGTCTGCCAGTTCGCAAATTGCATCCAGCAATTGCGAAGCGTCCCCACGCGCGAGCATTTGCTCTGGCGCCAGGTCCATATGCAGTCTCGCCCCAGACACAGAAGTCGTGACTTTGAACGCCGTTAGGCCGTACTGGTGCAAGCCATCTTTCATTTGCACTGATTTTGCCGACAAAAAGGGGCTGCATCAATGAGTACCTTCTTTTACAGCAGTAAATGCGGCGCGGGCACCGGGTTTCAGTTCAAGGAAACGCGGGGTTGCGCCGGGTTGGCGGGCCATCAACAGCGGTTCGGGCTGGATGGCCTGAAAGCCGAACTCGCGCCCGTACCAGTCGGCCAGCTCGTCGCGGCTCATGCTCACGTTGTCGCCATAGGGCTGCGGCCACAGCAACAGCACCATGCCTGCGGCGTCAGCTTCACGGCAGACCTTGTGCATCAGCGTCGTGGCGTAGCCCTTGCGCTGCTCAGCCGCAGGCACCTCCAGCGCTGCCACCTCGCGCACGCTGGCGCGCATGTGCTGCGGGATTGCCACGGTCTGGCGAATGCGCAGCGTGGCAGGGCCTACGCGGCGTTGTCCTGTTTCCATCAGCCCATCCAAGCGGTTGCGTTCATGTGCCCGCCGCCCATTGCCACTTCGCGGGCAGTTGGCTTGCGGGTTGTGGTGCCGGTGAGCTTGTCAGCCACCAAGGCGAGGTATCGAAAGGCGTCAGCCCCGTGGCTGTATTCGTCATGCCGTGGCGTTCCGGCCTCGCCCGTGCTCTTGCTCACGTTGCGGCGGTAGCGCTTCAGGCACTCAATCAGCCTGCGCACGTTGGGCGTGTCGTTGAACCAGATGCGCGGGAACACCACGCGAGCAGCGCGAATGCCCTGCTCCACCTCAACATTCGGAGTCATCTCCGGCGCGCGGTTCAATGCGCGCAAAACCTCTTCATCGCTCTTGCCTGTCTGGTGGCGCTTGGCGAACCCGTCATGCGGCAGCCAATCGTTGCCCCAAGTCATCGGCATGGCCTGCAGCTGCGCCACGTACTCCGGCAACGGGCGGTGGCTGTCTTCGATGTAGTCGATCACCCGAAGTTCACTCGCTGCGCGCTGCACAACGATGATGGCCATGGCGTCGTTCCAGCCCAAGTCCCACACCGCATGCGTGCGCAAAAGCGGGTCGTGCGGCACGCGGCCAATGCGCTTCTGCTCTTCGGCCTGGGCGATCTCGTTGGCGTAGATTGCACCCTCCACGGCCGGCATGCACCGGCCTTCCCACTTGTGCGCGTACTCCACAGCGGGCAGCAGCACTTCGTCTTGCGCCCGCTCCTTTTCCAGCACCTCGGGGAACCAAGGGTTGTCACGCCAGTTCATCAGCACCGAAACCGTGTCGTCACGCGGAACGATCACTGCGCGCTGGTGCGTTTCGTCCGTCTCAAGCTCTGGGTTGTAGGTCGTCCAAATCTCAGAGCCAGGGGCGCGAATGGTTGGAGTCAGGATCGACCACGAACGCTTGCTGATCGTCTGCGCCTCTTCGAGCCAAACCCGCGTGCAGCCTTCGAAGCTCTTCACGCTCTCTGCGGTCTGGTCGCTCAAGCCCTTGAACAAAAACAAGGAGCCATTGCGGCCCCGGATCTCGTCCCGCAGCACCTCAAAGAACCCGCCAAGGCCCATTGCCTCGATCTGGTCGCTCAAGAGCCGGTGCACCGAGTCCTTGATGCTGTCCTGAATCTCACGGGCACACAGCACGCGATGCGGCGCTTGGCTGGCTTGGATCAGCAGAGCCCGAGAAACTCCCCAGCTCTTGCCGCTTCCTCGGCCACCACGGATGAACTTGTATCGACCCTGCTCAAAGAGAAACGCAAGCTTGTCGGCAAGCTCAACTTTCATGCGGGCCGAATGAACTCCACGGCAAGGCTGATCTGCGCGGCCATGTCGATCTTTGTCGGCGCGTTGTAGCCGTGCATCTCGTTCAAGGCCTTCACGGCGCTGATTCGGTCAGCCGCCCTGTCTCCACCAATCTCACGGATAAGCGCGACCACGGACTGTTCCCGCGTCCACAGCGCCTTTTGCGCCAGCGCTGCCTTTAGCTCTGCGATCCTTGACGTAACCTTGACGTTCGCAGCAAGCTCGCTGGCCTTTTCATGCACCGAAGCGGCTTTCATGTTGCCGGTGCTGTACGAAGCGCGGTAGGCGTCGGCCTGCGTCATGCCATCGGCGACGGCCTGGCAGAACTTTTCCTGCTGTGCTGTGAGTTTGGACATGGGATGCCTCTCGGCTCGGCATGCCGCGAACCCGGCAAGTGGCGGTGTAGGTGCCCCCGTAGCTGATCCCCGGTCGATCAAGGATTGGTCGGGCGTCGTGGGGCAGAAAGCAAAAAGCCCGCAGGGCGCGAACCTTGCGGGCTTGTTTTTGGGCGCACTTATGCGCCTGAAATGACTTTAGGGCTTTTCGCCGGCCTTTGCAAGCCCCTCAAAGCACCCCGGCCGCAATCAGCCGCGCCGTGATCTTCACCCGCGCTGCAGCCTCAATCTCTGCCCGCTGCGCCGGGGGCACCCTGGGAGATGACCACACCGAGTAACCGCAGGAAAGCGAACGGGCCATGGCGTACAGCGCAGAGCGCCACGGGTCGGCCATCTCGCTCACCTGAAAATCAACCACGCGCATCGTGCTCGAGTCCAAGTCGTCATCGAGTGCGCCGTTCGTGTCGTCGTACTGGCGGCTTGTCCGGTAGTCCCCGCAGACCAAGGCCTTCGGCGCCCAGCCCTTCGTTACAGGCCGGCTTGCGCCCCAGTGGTGCCAGCGGCTCAGCAAGTCATCCAGCGCGGCTTGTGGGTTGATCCGGTCGTTCATGCGGCGTTTTTCTCCAGTTGCTTGGCCTTTGCTCGATACCCGTCGCGGATGGCCCGCAGGTCATCCCGCTGCCACTTGGCCGGCGTGTTCGCAGCCTCCAAGGCCTCCACGCGCTCAAGCCCAATGCGAGCAATCAGCCCCAAGCGGTAGTCCACCGCCCTGCCCGCTCCGTGGCGGTTGCACTGGGCGTCCTGGGCGTGGCAGTTGTCTTCGTTGAACCGAAGCGTGTCGGCGCTCCCCGTGCTGCGGTAGTGGCCGGCGTCCACGGCCCCGCCGAACACACCCCAGCGCAGGGGCTTGCCGCAGCAGATGCACGGATGGCCGGCCTTGCGGTCACGGGCGCGGATGTAGGCGTTGAAGGCGTGCTGGGCCTCGCGCTTCAGCTCGGGCAGGCCTTTCAGGACCTCACGCTTGGCGCGGTCGCCGGCTTTGGCCTGGCGGGCTTCCCTGGCTTGCTTGCGCTCCAGTTGCGCGCGGCCGAACTCCAGGGCGCACGGCACGCTGCACGTTGTCTGCATCGGGCGCGCGGGCACGAACTCAGCCCGGCAGGCCTTGC